CTGCGGCAGGTACGGCAGTCGATAACAAGCAGGCGGCCGACGGCGTTCAGCGCGTCTTTTTCGTGGGGTACAACCTTTCATCCTTTCTCGCATACAAAGCACTCGCCGCATCGCCGACGGTATTCGTGGCTCTCACGGTCGGACGCGACGGCGTGGATTTGCCGACGGCGTACGATACGCTCTACAACCCCGATCGCGGGCTTCTCACATTCCCCGATAGCACGAAACCGGCGATCAATGACGTCGTGAAATATAGCGGTACGCCGTACTTCCCTCTCATTCTTCAGTTGCAGGACACCGCATCAAATGCTCTATACGGCGAGTACGACTACCTGATCATCGACAAAACGATCGTCACTAAACAGCAGGCACGCGATCGCGCATTGGCCGAATTGATCCGGTACGCTCTACCTCTCTACAAAGGCACATTCAAAACGACGACCTCGGGGCTTGCACAGGGGCAGACGATTTCGATCATTTGCCCGATCCGGGGCATTTCGGGATCGTTCAAAATCCAGCGCATCACGACGACGTTGCGCACCCCGTCGGCATCCACGTCGGACTACCTTTTCGAAGTCGAGTTCGTTTCTACGCAGTCGCTCACTATGGTCGATGTGCTGAACAAACTGCTCATTCAAAACCCGTCGGATCAAATCACGATCGGCACAAACGAAGTCGTCGATCGCGTGTACTCTTTCCTCGAAACGATCACCACGGCCGACAGCCTTTTCAACTCTTCGAAGAACTACGGCACGTCATTCGTCCTCGGGGCGTATACGACGAACTGGGGCGCGAATGACACAAAGCGTATTTTCAAATTGGGCAACGGACGATTGGGCTAGAAATGAGCTATACTAAACGTATGGAACTTGCCGAAAGCATCAAAATGTACGGGGAATATACGTTCACGATCCGCGACGGCGCGACCGGTCGAGTGAAGCGAACGTACCGGTATAAAAATCTCGTCCCGACGGTAGCGAAAACGATGATCGCAAATAATCTCACGGCCGCGATCCCGACGAATACGATGCTTGCAACGCATGTCGCGCTCGGTTCCTCGACGACCGCACCCGCGATCACCGATACGCAACTCACGACCGAGACGTACCGGAATACGGTTGCATCATTGGTCAATGCGGCAAATATCGCGTATATCACCGGCTTTTTCACCACGACCGAGACATCCGGCACGTATCGAGAATGCGGCATATTCTCGAACGGCACGGGATCGGCGAACTCCGGTATTTTGCTCTCGCACGTGGCGATCAATATCGTGAAATCCACAAGCGAGACACTAACGCTCGACTGGACTTTGACGTTATCATAAAACATATATGGCTTACCCTTGGAGCGCAGGCGACATACTCACGGCAACCGATCTCAATGCGAAGTTTGCATCGCTCGGGAAGTTTGGCGGTACAGGTGCAGACGGCGCACTTTCGCTCACGTCCGGTACGACGACGCTTGCAATGGGCGCGGTACGTTTCTATCAAAAGAACTACACGTCGATTTCGATCACCGGCACGGGTAAACTCGCCTTTTCAGGGCCGCACGCAAACGGCACGATCATCGTCCTCAAATCGCAAGGCGCAGGAACTCTCACATCATCGGCCGCACCGATCATAGACGCATCCGGCATGGGTGGCTCGGGAGGTGCGGGCGCACCTACGAATGCCGCCGCCGCCGGATCGACGGCCGTGACTGCAACATCGATGATCGCGGCCGTTCCGGGCGGTATCGGGGGAAGCAACTCGTCAAGCACATCGCCGACGCAGGCCGCAAATCCCGCCGTCATGGTTCCTCAATACCCGACGGATTTCATATACCAAAATCTTTTTGTATCGTGCGGATCAGGAGGCGGGGGCGGTGGTGCATCCGGTTCGGGTGGTGGTACTGGAAACGAAGGCGCCGGGGGCGACGGTGGCCGTGGCGGTGGTGCGCTGATTATCGAAATTGCCGGTGCGCTGAACTTCACGACTGCAAGCGGTATCACCGTTGCCGGATTGAACGGCAACAATGGTGCGCAGACGACTGATAGCGGTGGACATACCCGCGCGAATGGTGGCGGTGGTGGGGGCGGTGGCGGCGGATGCTGTGTCATCCTTTACGGAACGCTCACGGCAAACTCCGGCACGATCGTCGTATCGGACGGCACAGTCGGCCTCGACGGTGCGCACTATGGTTCGCCTCTCAACTCATACGGCGAAATGTCGGGTGGGCAGGGTGCAAACCTCAACAGTTCGGCGTCCGGTTGGTCGCTCGTTCAGGCGAATACCACGATTGCATAAGGTATAATTTATTTATGGAAAAAGGCGAACCGATCATCCTCGCAGAAAATCCCGAACAGGTGCAGGAATTGCCCCCGAAAGTTTTTCACCTGCATTGCGTCGTGTGCAATGCGATCACCGGATCGCTCACATTGCCGGGTACGACTGAACTTGATCCCGAAACGGCTACGAATGCCGATCTCGGTTTCGGTGATAGCCGATGCGATGCGTGTTTGGTATCACACGGCAATTTCAAAGACGGATCAATGGAGTTCGTCGCTCTCGGTGGGGATCACGAAACATTTGTCGCGGCGGTTGCAGAAGCAGGGGGTGATGTGAACGTCGTCGTGGAGGCGAAGCAAGCCGAAGTCGACGCCGAAATTGATCAAAAGATTGCCGATGATCGTCGGGGCGATAAAGCATAAAACGCTTATGTCAAATGAAAACGAAAGCGCACTCGACAACCGAATGTCATTTCAGGATTTCAAACGCCTGACCGTCGATGAACGGGACTATTTCATTTTCGATACTCTATGCCGTGTCGATAGCCGGACGGCCGCATTCGAAAGCAAGTACGCGAAAGCGTGGGTCGAGACGGTCATGAAAGCAATGCTTGGCCTCACGCTCACGGGTGTATTGGGAGCGATCCTTGCGACGGTCGGCCTCAAAGGGCATTGACGTGCTATCATTTCCGTATGAACGAAACCCCCGTCGATATTCAAGAGCATCAGGGAGTACCGAATTACGGCGCGATCATCAATCCGACGCCTGACCCGCGCAATCATTCTCTCGCCGCGTACACGCCGATCCTTGCGGATGCGGCACTTCCACTTTCATACTCACCGAACATCGACGGCATCCCTCATTGGGATCAAAACCGTATAGGCGCGTGCGTCGGCCATGCGGCCGGCAAGGCAAAGCAGGTCGCGGGCTTTCATCACGACGGAACGATCCGTCCGTACTCGGCACGTTTCCTTTACGCAATGGCGAAAGCACTCGAGGGGACGCTACAGCCCGAGGGCGACTTCCGCAATTTCGGCCGCACGGCATCCGCGAATGACGGGACGTATCCCGAACTCGTCGCAAAGATCATGCAGAAGTACGGCGTGGGCGTCGAGGCCGACGTACCGAACAATACGCTTTTGACCCCCGATGCGTACGTCTACAATCGCAATCTCGCCGCGATCCCCGGAAAGACCGAGGCCGCACGACACAAGATCAGCAACTATGCGTTCGCACCGATCACCGTTGCCGGTATCAAAACCGCGATCCAGTTTGCCGGGGAAAATAACGGCCTCGTTTTCATGCTCACGCAGATCGACAAAAACTGGTGGACGAAAGAAAACGGGCAATCTTCATGGCTTGCAAAAGACCTTTTCACGCACTTCGGGGGCTTGCGCCCGCCGAACGATCCTGCCTCTCTCGGAGGACACGAAACGTACCCGTTCGCATTCGATACGATTGCCGGTCGCGTTCAAATACTCGATTTCAATTCATGGGGTGATGATTGGGGCAACGGGGGCAATGCGCCTCTCGACCTCGCCGACTGGCTACCGCACATCATTCAGGTGATCACGTGCGTCGATCTTCCCGACGATTACACCGCACCGAATTGGACGTACACGTTCACGAAAGCAATGAAGCAAGGCGATCAAAACTCGGACGTCGTAGCCCTACAGCACGCACTTCGCATCGAGGGATGCTTCCCGGCAACGCAATCATTCACCGGATACTTCGGTTCGATCACGCTCGACGCGGTGAAAAAGTTTCAAACGAAGTACGCGAGCGACATCCTATCCCCAGTTGGCTTGACACAACCGACGGGATTTGTCGGTACAATGACCTTGAAGAAGCTCAATGCGCTCTTCGCGGCATAGTGGAAAACAAAACCCCCACATCACGACGACGAAAGGCAACCGTACAGATTGATTTCGACGGGTCAATTCTCACCGTCCCCGTGAAGTACAAAGCGATCATGGCGCAGGCACGCTTGCGCGATGAAATAAAAAGAGGGGAATGCCCGCACCCCGCCATTGCGATCACCGTCCGATGTCAAACATGCGGGCGGTTGCATATTTATGTCGCAAATGAGTGGCCGGAGGGTGCTATACTTGGAGTATGCCGGATACGGCAGAACGAAATTGTATGACTGATCTCGAAACACAAGCAGTAGCACTCGTGAAGAGCGTAGCAACGCGCTTCGTAAAGGGCGGTTTGTCGGGGATGATCGCGGCACTTGCCGCGATCACGATACAGACCCCGACGACATGGACGGAACTTTCAACCGCCCTCATCGCCTTTATTTACGCGGTAGTTGTGGGGTTCATCACCGGCGGCATCCTTGCCGTGGAAAAGTGGTACAACTGGACGCCACAGGCCTGACCTCGTTCGGGCTTTTGCCCTTATGAAAAAGTGCCTGCTCGGTGCATTGTTCGTGATCTCGCTTCTTCTGTATCCCGCGAGTGTGGCTTTCTCACGCCTTGATCTCGCCAGTTCCACACCAGTTTCACGTGAAAGCACCCCGAACGGGGCATCCTCTACCCCCCGCCAAACGCCACAGAATGACGCAGGACGCGTCCTAGCCCCTGAAACGGGGCATTTACCGTCTCGACCCCTTAGCGCGTCGCAGGCCGTGCTTCGTGGCGCAATAGCCGATACTATTTCGGACGTCGAGGGGCAATGCACCCCCGGTCAATCCGGCGAGTACGGATGCTTTCAAATCCTACCGGGGACGTGGCGGGCGTATTCGATCGACGTCGCGGGCAAGGTTCTACCACAAACCGAGGCGAATGAACGGTATATCGTCGAGGGAAAGATCGACGAATGGCTTGCCGACGGGATCACCCCGCGCGGTATCTTTCTCACGTGGAACCAAGGATCGGCGACGGGGTGGGGTGGCGGCACCGATTGCTACGCCGGAACGAACAAATGGGGCGTACACTACGACAGTTGCGACTACGCGCACCGTGCGCTTTCGATCCTCGCGCAACGTCTCGCGCACTCGGAGTAGCGAATAGGTGTACACTGATCGAAGAGGGCGCAATGCAACCGCGCGGATCACGCACATGCGTTTGCCGCACACACATCGAGCGTTCGCGCCCTCACCAGTTCTTCGACACCGAAAGGAGGTGATCCGTATCTACCAGCGCACCGGCTACCCGCCCGCGTTGGGCATACGTGGGGGGCGTGTCATTCTCGACACGCCCCCTCATTTTTTCAAAACGGTGCTATCATTTTTATGTCGGCGACATGGTAGACCGTCGGCAAATCATTTTTTACTTGGCGGGGGATTTCCCGCAATTCCACAAGAATGCCTTTCGGGGCATTTTTGCGTATCCACAGGTTGCCCCGGACATCACCTTTTCTTCATGTATAGTTCTGCTATGCTCATGACAGGAAAGATCATCGCAGAAATAGGATCGGGAATGCTCACGCGTTTCGATTTCTGTCATGAGCACCAGACGTAGAAACCCCACGCTTCGGCATGGGGTTTTTGCGTCATTCGGGCAATCAATTTCCGGCGGCTCTGCTTGACCGGCAACCGCGAGGATCGACGATGTGGCTTGCGTCGCCCGTCGATCTACCGCCACATGAAACGCACGCTATTCGATCGCGCAGATCGTACCTCGCCGGGTGGCCGGAACGGGGAAGCATGTACGCAAGTGTCATACGCCCCGACCGACGAAAATACGGCATGACAGCCCGAATACAACGCGATGCGCCGCGCACATATTTTTCATTTTTCACGCCCGATTTGCTCGAGCAGGAAAGGTCATACAACCCCTTCCCTCTAAAAACCGGCATGAAAAGATCGCTCTCGAAAAAGAAAAAATCACTTGAACTAAAAGCAGGAGCAAAGGAAAAGAAGAAAAAAATCGAGCGCGACGTGCAAAAACTTTTCAAATACAATCGACAAACTCGTTCAAATACGCCCTTATTTTGAGCCATTTCTTATCCACAGCCCCCGTCTTTTCTCGATTGCATTACACGGTAAACACCGTATTATTACCTATGACCCACAAGGTCGTGCAATTTATTGGATCATCAAATGCTCATGACAAAAGAATGGATCGTGCCGGGTATCGTGTTCGGGATTTTATTCATCGCAGGGTTCGCATATCTTCTATGGCTCGATAGCGGGTGCGGTATTTCGGGAATGATGACGTGGGCGGGCAAAGTGTGCATGAACTAACGTATGGCGAAGAAAAAGGTATACACATTCGCGTACGTGAAAACGGTTTGCGGGAAGATCACGATCACCGCCGACGATGACGATACCGCGTCATCGGATGCGTACGAGACGCTTGAAAAATTGCGCGTGATCGAAGAACACAACGCGACCGACACACCGCAGGAAATAGAGGTCGGATTATTGGACTTGAAGGATGCTGAACCGGCGAACGCGCCGGATCGCACCGAAGAATAAATATCATATATGGCTGATCAAACAAAAGTCATCACGAAGAAAGAGAAAGGTGCAAATCGCCACTGGAAAAACTTTATCGACAAGGAGTATCTCGGATCGCACAATCTCGAAAAGGGTGAAGAAATGTTGCTCACGATCGACCGGTTCGAGGGTGAAGAAATGGTCGTCAAAGTCGGGAGCAAAACGGAAGAAAAGGTCGCAAAGCAGGTTCTATATTTCCGCGAGGACGTGCCGAAAATGATCATGAACATCACGAACGGCAATACGATCGCGCAGTTGTACGGGACGCATCCCGACGGGTGGATCGGGAAGAAAATACAGGTGTACGCAACGCCGGTCAAAGCATTCGGCAAGATCGACAACGCATTGCGCATCCGTGATTTCATCCCCCGCATCGAGTTCGACATCGCGCCGTATGTCGCAAAACTCTCACCGGCCACGACGCAAGCGGAACTGAAAGCGATATGGATCACTTTCCCGCAAAGTGTACGCACCGACACGGCGCTCATTACTCGCAAGGACGAAATAAAGGCAAAATTGCCCGCATAAACGTATGGAAATACTGAACGTAGAACAGGGAACGAAAGAGTGGTCGGATGCACGCCGTTGCATGATCACCGGCACAAAGCTCGATGACGTCATGGGTACGTCTCTCGCGCAGGTGCAATTGATTTGCGAACTGATCGCCGAAGAAGCGACGGAGCAAACGAAAATGACCCGCATGACGGACGAAATGCAACGCGGGAGCGATGAAGAAGAGTTTGCCGTCAAACTCTTCGAAGAAGTGCATAGCAAAGAACTGGTGCGCGGGGGTATGTGGCGATCGGACGAATACGATTTCCTCGCATGTTCACCGGATGCGTACGTCGTCGATCCGTCGGGCGACGTGCTTGAAGCCGTCGAGGTGAAGAACCCCGATAGCAAAACGGTGATCTTCGATCGCCTTGTGAACCTTGTGCCGCATGACGAACTCGGGCTGACGAAAAGCAAAATCCCGTTTCTCGGTATTCCGGCGCAATACAAGTACCAGTGCATCAATTACTTTTTGGTGAACCGGAAGTTGCAAAAATTGCACTTCGTCATCCACGATGCACGGTTCATCGATCCGAAAGCGAAGTTGTCGGTGATCACTCTCGATCGGTCGAACGAGGTATTGCAGGACGAGATCACCGCGACAGAGCAGGCATTGATCGCGTTCCGGGCGAAGTGGCTTGCGTGGAAAGAGATCGTATTACCCGATAACTTCTAGTCGTATGGATACAAAAGACATCGAACGGTTTGATCCGACGAAAGCCGAATTGACGGCAATGGTAGAGGCGACAAAGAACCTCACCGCAACCGATCTCAAAGACCCCGCGCAATTGGCGATCGTGAAAGCGAAGCGCATCGAGTTCAAGAAAGCCCGCGTGAACATCGAGAAGATCGGCAAGGGGTTGCGCGACGAAGCAAACGCGTTCAATAAGGCCGTGCTGACGAAAGAGAAAGAGTTGATCGCAATCATCGAACCGGAAGAAGATCGCCTCGCCGCAATCGAAGAAGAGGCAAAGGCACTGGCGATCCGCGAAGAGCGCATGGAACGTCTACCGGCACGCAAAGATCGTTTGGCCGCGATCAAATACAACGCCCCGATCACCGATGAAGCGTTGCTCGATATGGACGGCATTCAGTTCGAAGCGTATTTCAACGCCATGACCGCACATTCGCTCGAGCGCGAACGTGCGGATGCGGCCGAAGCCGATCGCATCGCCGAAGAAAAGCGTCAAGAAGAGGCACGCAAAGAGCAGGAGAAACGCGATGCCGAGGACAAGGCGAAGCGCGAGGCACAGGAGAAAAAGGATGCCGAATTGAAAGCCCGCGAGGATGCCGTCAAAGCGGAGGAAACCCGCATCGCGCATGAAAAGGAAGTCGAGGCGGCGAAGAAAGAAACCGAAGAGCGCATGAAGCGCGAGGCGGCCGAGAAAGAGGCACGCGAGAAAGCGGAGGCCGAGGCAAAGGCAAAGGCCGAAGCGGATGCAAAGGCGGCAAAAGAAAAGGCGGATGCCGAAGAAAAGAAGAAACGCGAGAAGCAAGAGGCATATCGCACGTTTCGTGCCGGTCATGGGTGGACGCCGGAAACGGCGGGCGACTTCAAAGAAGAAGTCGGCGAAACGGAGGTCGTACTTTATAAGAAAGTGGGCGTATTCACGAAATAAATATGTACCTGAACGAAGTCAAATTGATCGGCAACCTCACCCGCGATCCCGAATTGAAATCGCTACCGTCGGGGCAACAAGTTGCAAACTTTTCCGTTGCGACAAACCGCACGTGGAAAGACAAGGACGGCGCGAAGCAAGAGGCCGTCGAGTATCACAACGTCGTCGCATTCGGGCGCACGGCCGAGGTGATCGGGCAATACGTGCGCAAGGGGCATCAAATCCTCGTAAACGGCCGGCTACAAACCCGATCGTGGGATAAAGACGGGGTGAAGCAGTACCGCACCGAGATCGTCGTCGATGATTTTCAGTTCGGCAATAAGCCCGCCGGATCGACGGGGGCATCCCCCGCCCCGGCAAGGCAACCCCTCGAGGATGAGTTCAAGCAACCGGATGCACCGGCCGATGCCGATACGATCCAGTATCCCGAAGAAGAGGCGAACCCCGAGGACATTCCGTTTTAGCGTATGAAGATCACAACTGCACAATTCAAAAAGTTGCTGACCGATGCGCTCGAAGAGCCGGGGGAAGAAAAAGACGGGTGCACACCACTGAACGGCGAGTTTGTGTGTCATGACGACATACCCGATATGACGCCCGACGGTTTCAGTGCGCATTTCACGGCGTGCGGGGAGGAAAGCGAGACGTTCCTTGTGTGCATCCTGAAAGTTGATCTATGAGTACCGACGCATTCGGCAAAGACGTGCGGCCACGAACGAAACAGCAGAACAAGGCCATGCACAAATACTTCGAAGAGGTTGCGGATATGCTGAACGAAAACGGCATCGCGCAATCGGTATTCTTCGCTGATTTCGAAGTCGACTATACGAAAGAGACGATCAAAAACGCGTGGCGTGCGATCGCAAAAAAGAAGTACGGAAAAGACAGCACGGCCGATCTCACGACGAAGCAGTTGCAAGAGATTTTCGAAGAGTTCAATCGGCACATCGGAAAGTTTGGGGTGCATATCCCTTTCCCGTCTCACGCGGCCGATTACGATGAAGAGTTTTTGAAGCGGAACGGCATCATGTGATCCGACCGCGCAATTTATTCGTTAGCATTGAAAAATGAAAAAAGTATCTCGTATCGTTTTGGGCGTTGTCGAATTGGGTGCGGGCGTCCTGTTCATCGCAAATCAGGCATCCGATATTCAGCTCGGTTTCGGCCTCGTATTCCTGTTCATGGGCGCAAGTGCGATCATCAGCGTATTGAAGTAGTGCAAAGAAGAGCAGGGCAATTCCTGCTCTCTCTCCTGCCCGTGGCTACCGTCGTATCCGCCGAAAGGCCGCGACGACGGAAAAGAAAGTTGCACGACCTTCTCTACACGCGGGCGGGATAGAGGGCGGGACGCAAAACATTTATTTCTAAATTGAAAATCATGATCCACAATCCGATGACACTCACGCGTACGCAGTTGATCGATGCGTTGCGCACGTATATGCCCCCAGCAATTTATCAAGAGATCACCTATGCGCCGACGGCCGTATTGCGCGGGATGCTTGCGACGGCGCAATCCCCGAAAGACGAACGCGAGTTCCCTTTCCGCACGCCGAAAGCCGACCCGAAGCATGAGCATGACGAGCATTGTTTCGGGTTTGGTGAACAGACCCGCCACGCATTGCATCGTTTCGCCGAGGACTTTCAAATCGATCATCCACACGGCGAGATTTGCGGTATACCGGTATACGTTTCCGCACGTCGGCCGGAGGTGCAGATCGTGGCCGTACCGCGCCGCAAGCGTCGTGGTATATTCGGGTGATCGTATGCAAGAAAAACCCCCCGTTTGGGATCGTTTGAAGAATATGTGTTGCCCGAAGTGCAACGCATCATTGACCGAGGAAGCGAACGGGTATCGATGTTCGAAAGAGATTTGGGACGGCAAATGCAAGTTCTTCATCACGCGGGCAAAGTTCGATGCGACGGTTGCATCATTGTACGCGCCGAAGCGACGAGGTTTCTTTCCGGGCGATGCAGGTGATGACAACGCATCCGAATTGAACAATCTCGATACCGGCAACCGTCGATCGACGTTCGAGGATATGCCGACACGCGGGGAGGACTGACGACCTCGGGCTGTGGATAAATACCGTATGCGTTCGACGGTGTTCATCATATAATCATGGTATGGAACGCTCATCCTATGCCGACGAAGAAACGCCCTCACGGGCAAAGCCGATGTCGGATTTGATGAAAGGCGCAATGGCGCGGTTCACGTTCACCGGATCGGCAAAACAGATCACCGAGTATTCCGACCTGATCAATACCGGCGCGAAACTCACGAAGCAACCGTATATCGTTTTTCACAAGCGGATCGAAAAAACATTCCCGCCGAAGTCATCACCGGATACCGTGCTTTCGTACTTGCGACAATGGACGCATGAAGCCGAAAAACACCCGAACCCCGGCATGATCATGAACGCACGGATGAAGAAGTACCGCGAGACGAACGCACCCCCGAAAGTATGATCCCTACTGAAATTGAAACGTGGATCGAGGTCGTGGGGTACGAGGGGCTGTATGCCGTTTCGTCTCACGGTCGCGTGATGTCTCTCGAACGCAAGATTTGCAGTCGGGAGCATTTGCGCAAAATGTGCCGTGTGATCCCCGAGGTGATCATGGCGCAGGGCGAATGGCGCGGGTATATGCAGGTGTGGCTACGTCGCCCCGGCGAACACCGAAAACATCGTGTGCATCGCTTGGTCGCCGACGCGTTTCTACCGAACCCCGAAGAAAAGTTGGTCGTCAATCACATCGACGGGGATCGCGGAAACAATCACCTTGCAAATCTCGAATGGGCAACGCACTCGGAAAATACGCAACATTACTATCAAAAATTGAAGCCGGTCGCGGCGGTCGTCGAGGATGAGCCGTTTGATCCGGCCGATATTCCTTTCTAAAAAATACTTATGATCACCCGCAAAATTGGTTTCGATGTCGTCTATCAGCAAGAAAAAGAAGTGTACACCCGCGAACGTGTGCGTGCGATCCAGTTCAGTACCGACGGATCGGGATACGACGAAGCAATGACCGCATCCGGCAAAAAGGTTCAACTGAACCCGTTGTACGCATTTCTGCTTCAGTTCACGGGCGAGTTTGACCGCGCTGGTGCGCCGGTACATCACGGCGATCTTTTGGCCGACGATGACGGCATCATTTTTGAAGTGATGTTCTACAACGGCGCATATTGGCTTCACGCGCCGGGGGATGAAGAGGGCAAGGCACTCGACAATCAATCGTGCGCGACACTTCGCATCGTTGGCGACGTTATCCGCAACGCATCGATGATCGTCCCGCCGAATGCGGAAGCCGTCGTGATCGCCGCAACGGAACGCAAAGTGCCGTTCGTGAACCTACCGCTTGCCGGATAACCGTATGAAAAAGAAACTCACACAGCACGAAGCAATTTTCTATCGGATGTACGACGCGCATCGCAAGGCGAAAGCGTCCGGCACGAAACTCGAATTGATCCCCGTTCACGGGTTCATGGGGGAAATCTTTTCGGAGGAAGTCGAACTGTGGGGGTACGTCTCGTACGAAGTCGGGGCGCGTATATCGGAATTGTATGCGGATCATCCGGGGCTTTTCTATCGGGAAATGATGCACGGTCGCACCCCCGGCGTGAAGTATTACGGCTACCGGATCGCCGACACCGCAAATCCCGCACTGATCAAAGACCCGAAAATCCGCTTGCTGTACGACCGTTGCCGGAAGTACTGGCTGGCTGTGGAAATGCGCAATCGCATGGAAGCGGGCGTGCTATAGTTATTCGGTAAACACCACATTATGCTAAATCACAAACCCCTCATCCTGAAGAACTACATGGTCAATACGCTCGTCGAGCTATTGGGCATCCCGCTTCAAGCAAACATCGCCCGCGCACGCAATCGTTTCGTCGTCCTGTTCACTGATAGCGCAAAGCGCATCGAGGACGAACGGCAGGCATTGCTCAAAGAGTACGGCGATCTCGACGAACACGGCGAACTGCAAATCACTACCGAGGGACGTTTCAAGCTGAAAGACGAAGAGGGTTTCACAAAGGCGTTCGAAGAAATGACGCAACGCACCCTTGCCGTCCCTTGCGTCGCACAGCAGTACACCGATTTCGTTCAGGTGAAGCACATTCTCGAAACGATTGAAACCCGTCTCACGGTCGCACAGACGACGATATACGACGAGATCATGACGGCATTCGAGGAATGGGCAGGCGAAGCACCGGTCGAGAATGGTACAGAAGAGGGCGCTACGGCATAACGATATGGCGAAAGATTTTGATTTCGGCAAGACGTTCGCATCGGCATTCGCCGAATGGAAAGCCCTACGCGAAAGCGAGACGGGGGGAACTCTCGCAAATACCGACATGGTGAAATCGTTTGCCGACTGGCTTGATCGCACGAAGTTCGTCACTCCCCACCTCGCATTGATCGGGATGACCGAGGCACGCAAGGTTGATCAGGCGATGATGCAAGCACTCATCGAAGAGATCGGCGAGGAGCGTGCTACCGAGATCATCAAGCCTATTGCCGCCCGATACCGCACAAATGAAACAGGTTCAAATTGATCAAGGGAGGCATATTATTGTGGACGACGAAGATTTCCATTTCGTCTCCCGATTGTTGCCGACACTTTTCATTCGTACCGATAATCTCGGCAAGAATAGGACGGACGGATTGTTAGAGACGGCACGCGTAAGAATTGGTGGAGTACGTATCGGCCTCGCGTATTTTATTCTTCCCGAATTGCGGGGAAACGGATCATCACCCTTGCTCGCTCTTCATCGCAACGGCAATGGCCTCGACTTCCGAAAGGAAAATATCGTTATTGCAAGTCGGGCGGTTTCCGTACATGGAAACAAAAAAGCCGAAGGATGTTCGTCGCGGTTCAAAGGAGTTTTCTTTATGAAAAAAGAAAAATATCCAAAAGCTGTAAATAGGTGGGCGGCCGCGATCAGTAGCCCTACTCACAGTAAGCCATACACGAAGAACCGTATCCACATCGGAGTTTTCCCGACGGAAATAGAAGCGGCACTTGCATACAATAAAAAAGCTAAAGAGCTTTACGGCGATGAGGCCTATCAAAATGACATTGAAGGATAGTCTCGGCCTTCGCAATCCGTTTCCGGTAGAGGTGCGATTGCTGTTCCTTTACAATTTCACGTGCTGGGCTTGTGGTCGATCATCCTCAAATCTCGAACTGCATCACATTTGGGGACGCATCAGCGCATCGGTATTGAACGCCGCGCCCTTGTGCCGAAAGTGTCATGACGCCGTGCGCGATACCCCCGAAGAGCGTCGAGGGTTCATGAGCAAAACGATCGCGTGGGTTTCGCCGCAAGGATACCGCCTACTTCCCCACGATCTCGACTTTCTCGAATGTGTGAAGAACGACCTTGCGGGGCTTGCAGGGATGCTACAATTACATGGTGAACGTCGTACTTGAAAAGGATATACAGCGTTCGATCCTTGATTATCTTGCATACAAACGGGTGTTCCACTGGCGCAATAATACCGGCGCATTTGCCGGAGAAAGCAAGGGGGTTCGCCGTTTCGTCCGGTTCGGTTCGGTGGGGTCGCCCGACATTTTCGCAATGCGGGACGGCACGATCTACGGCATCGAGGTGAAGAGGTCGTCGGGCAAACAGTCCGAAGCACAACGTCTCTTTCAGTTCGATTTCGAGAATGCGGGAGGCGTGTACCGGATCGCCCGAAGCATCGACGACATTGCAGATTTATTCTAAAAAACCGTATGGCTAGACCGAAAACAAAAATCATCAAGACCGTGAAAGCACCGCGCCATTTCAAGGGTGCGCTTTTGGCGCGTCTCTATGAAAGCAAGATTGTGGAGGTTCCGGGCATCGGTACGTTTCAGCTCGTCGAGATCAAGCCGACGAAGGCCACACTGATCCCCGGCGAGAGCGCGGAATTCACGATCAAGCCGCCGTTCGAGTCCGAGGTCATGATGCTGCTGGCAGATGGCGGATTGCGCGGAACGGTCACGCAGCACATTCCGGCCGCGGGCGC